TACATTTCTTGCATCACAGGATCATCGATAAAAGCAGCTCTTGCTTTATCATCGTGGCCTGGATTTTTTTCGCCTAGGTATTTTGCAGCATCTGCTTTTGCATCTTCTCCTAGCTGGTATCGTCCATCATACAGCCCACCAGCTCCACCCTGAGTTAAGTAATAATTCATTGTTGGTTGTGCGGTAAATTTACCACCTTGTGATTCTTTAATGGCTAGCCCATGTCGATAAGCATCCCATTGTTTTGGGCTTAAACCTAAATTTTGCTCTACCATGTCGTACACTCTCTTCATATCTTTTTTAGGTATTTCAACAACAAACTTAGAGTTAATGAGTTGTGATAATTTTTTATCATCCATAGCCATATTATTTAGTGCCCAAAGTAGAGTCGGAACCATAAAGAGACATAACACCCAAGTTAGGCATTGCTGTAGCAAGACCTTCAACTTCGACTGGTTTTGCTTTAGATAATAGTCCACCTACAGCCCTCCCTTTTCGCTTTGCTTTGCCAGTATCTTTTGATGTTTCACGCTTAGTTTTTGCAATCTGATCTTTTTGATCTGCAACAATAGAGTTTAGTTCGGCTTGAGTTAAGTCTCTTTGCGCTTGATAATCTACTACTCTGGTTATTGGTTGCCCATACCGATTAACTGCGTTATTACCATAACCAGAACTCGGAGTGCGAATTGGCGACCAAGAATCAGCTTTATTGACAAAGTTATAGACATTAGGATTCTGTAAGTATTCGGTTCTTTGTTTGGTCTCAGAAATGCCTTTATCAATAACTTTATCGTATTGTTCATTCCACCAGGCTTCAGATTTAAATACATTATCGCCACCAGCGGATTTAAGAATACCTTGTTGTGCTTCTTTTATTGGGGGGACAAGTCCTCTAGCTAAAGCCATTCTATAATCAAATGCAGCCATATTAAGCTCCTAATGTATCTTCTTCAACACCCATCTCACCAGTATCTCTAAGAGAAGAAAGTAAGGCTCTATTCCCACCTTTCATTCTTGCCATTCTTTTAGAATACTCTGCTTCACCTTTAGTTCTTTTATCTTCTAAAGCTTGTGCTTTTAATCTTTTTGTTTCTTTTCTTGTCTCAGCAATCTGTGCTTCTGCTGCTGATGTATCTGGTTTACTGCCTAAAATACCACCCATGTTAATTTCTCCTCATCATAAAATAATCCTCTTTATCCGCACTATAACTTTTTAGTTCACCTTCTACTACAAAGCCTAAATAATGCGCCCAGGATAAAGCTCTTATGTCATTCTTTTTAACAGTTATTTGCATTCTATGCAAGCCGTTTAATATGGTTACTATATCAAAAAATGCAAAAGCGCCTTTGGACATAGCTATTGGATATCGTCTTGCTTTTGGATCGAATAAAGACCACGCTTCAGCAACGCCAGGCCACAAGATATAGCACCCAAAAATAGCAACAGCGTCACCATTAACGACCGAAACAACAGTATCACTAACCATAGACTGACGTATGATATTTTCTTTTCTAGCTTTATTCGACATTTGTTTAGATCCATATAACTCTTCCGCCTCAAAATTATCTAAATGATGTTTTTCAAACTGGACGTATTCGCAGTTCTTAACTTTAGGCATATAAGTGTCTAAATATTTCTTAAGAAAAAACATCGAAGTCCGTATTAACTACTGTTTGAGAAATAACACTGTTAGCACTTAGTCCACTCTTAGTCATACGCTTATGCTCACCACCTCCTAGCATCAGGTAACCAAAAGCATCGCCAATATGCGAGTGTTCGTTTTTATTAGGGCTGTCTTTAAATCGTTCATGGCCAGCGCCAACTGCTATACGCTTAAAATGGTAACCACCAGCTAATGACTTACGAATCATCTTGCAGTCGGTGTGTATAATTAGTCCAGGCTTACCAGCTATAAGTCGTTGCATTGGAGCTGCTGCTCCTTCACGCCTTACCATAAAGTTATTTGATGCCGTTGGCTGCGCTCTTAACCCTAGCGTCCTTAAGTAATCGAATGCCGTAACTTCATAGATTGCATCTCGCTGCATACCAGCAGGATCCCCCCAAACCAACACTTCTGCTTTTGGATACCTAGCATTAATCTCTGCTAACAGCTGCGTACCAAATCTTTCTAGTCCCATATCTTCAGTTACTATCTCATGTAGAACTATCCAACGTCCATTGGCCAATCGTTGCCCGATTGCGGCTGCTGGTGTTAAACCAAAGTCTAGGCCTATTTGTAATGGTTGCGTTGGATCGTACTCTACATCAGACGAACTCATCATCTGATCGTTGTATTCTGGCCATACTGGCCTACCTTCTTGTACATAAGTATATTTACCTTCAGCATAACAGCGTATCCAATCAAGATTTTTACCACCAAGCATTTGAGAATAATAACCTGATGGCAAGTTTGCTGTGTTTTCTGCTTTAGGGTTAAGCTTCCACCATCTACCACCTGCAAATATATGATCGTTTGCTTCTGGATTTTCTGGTAAATTTTCTGGCTCTACTTCAACAACACCGCCTGGTTGTTTAAAAAAATCCCACCCGTACTTCCCTGTAATTTTTTCTTTTTCGGACAGCCTAAACCACCAGTGGTCATCATCCATTGGGTTAGTATCTTGCCAAACACCATGCCAGGTAGGTCCGCCATCTTTTTTTGTTGGGTAACGGCCAACCCTATGAGTCAATCCATCGATAACGGCTTTAGGTAATTCCCTTGCTTCGTTTACCCAAGCTCCCGTTAGCTCAAGTGACAACAGTTTTCGTACATCTTTAGGTTGATCCAATGCTAAGAAAATAACTTCACAGTCAATCCCAGCAGCATCGCCCCTGGAGGGAAGGCGTATATGATGCGTTATGGGTGGAGTGTATAACATTGGACCAAAAGTGTTTTCAGGAAATAGCTCTTGCCATGTTTTAATTGTAGTGGTTTTTAATTCAGGGTATGAGTTCCTAACAATAACAAATCGTGTATAACGAATGCCATCTCTTGGGGAAGGCTTTTGTTTAACGGCCCTCATCATTACTTCAGCAGCGCAAGCATATGATTTGCCTGACCCAACTGGCCCCATCAACCCTCTAACAAACGCATCACTTTGTAGAAAGTCATAAACAACAGGAGATTTACTAAAGTCCAGGTCAATGCCTGGACCTTGTATAGCCTTTTTACTACGTTCTTTTTTATTGCTCATCGTCTATGTCTTTAAACTTCATCGTCATCAGACGTTTGAGTTCTTGGTTTTCAGAATATAGCGCATCAATAATCTCCATTACACGCGAGTTATTCATATTAGCCATCTTAAACTCTTCGCGCAATTGGTCAATCTGTAGTTTTACGTCCATGATCCTTCCTCCACTGTTTCCAAAGTTGTAGTGTGTGTATTGCTTTGTCTATATCTTCATCGCCATTGCCTTTAAGGTCAACACGAGTGACATACTTAATAACAGTATGCTGTATAGGATTGAGGTTGTTTGCCATTGAAAATTCCATTGGCTGTATTTTCATTTTAGTGTAATGATTACCACCTACCTGAGTGTCTTTAGGATTCATCGTTGTCAATTATGTCTGGCGCCTTTACGTTAATTCCAATTACGGATGGTTTATCAGACTGGTCAGTTGTATCAAGCATACCACTAGCCTTAGCAAGCAACCTTAATATGGCTGGCTTGTCATGAAACTCTATGTCAATAACCCTTCCGTCTGGAGTAAATCGAACTTTCTTTATTGCTTGTGCTGCATGAGCAGATATATCTGCACTGTTCTTAACAAATACCCCGTTCTCGTCCCAAGACATCACGTCCATCACTGTTGCATTAGCAATACATAGTAAGCTGTGTGCAACTGCCTCTCGATTAGCCGCTACAGTCGTGCTTCGCTCTAACTTCTTTTGCAAAGCACGCACTCCCCCGTAACCACTTAGCGACTCTATGGGTGTTTTATTTTTTTTCTCAGTCATTAGAAGGGTAAATCGTCTTCAAGTTCTGCGATGTTTTCCACAGACGCAGCCGCTGGCTGACTATTCTGTACTGGTGCGGATGTGTTGGATGTGGAGTTCTGTACTGCAGCACCAATTCTGACACGTCTGTAGGCCACTCCACTTTTAGAAATGTTGTCATATACGTCCAGCCAGTGGGTAGTGCCATCTGGCAATAAGATGCGACCGCGCCAATCAGCGTGCCAATCTTCTTCTTTACGATCATTAGCAAAAACGCTACCTTCTCCTGGTTTTGGTTCATAATTATTTTCAGCCATGCTTATCTCCTAGTAATGTTATTATAACAGTTAATACAAATCCATCTTCTTGTTTTGCCTGAAACAGCTACTTTCCATTTACCGCCCTTCGTGTTTCTAAATCTATAACAACCAGAGCAAAATTTTTCAGTAGGAATCAGTATAGCATTTATATATCGTGATTGGTCACGCTTCATACCGCAATAATTTCTACTTCGCAGCTACCACCCTTAACAGGCAATCCTCTTTCTATGCGTAGAATGTCTACTTGTGAATCATCTACATAACAACCAGCCTTCATTAGTGCATCAAGTATGGCCTTTAAACAATTATCTAAGTCAAACAGTCTTTTACTACGTGGATGGATAATGACGTTTACTTCTAAACGGCTTTCACCAAACCACTGACTATTCTGATCGTACACAATTGCTTGTACTTCGTTACTAAAGTCTACCCCTGCCTTGCTGATAAACCTTCTTTTACCATTGCTGCGCCAATAAGTATTAACGCTTGGTGGGTAAGGTAACACTAATACTGCTCTATCCAAGACGATTAAGTCTTGCATGAATGTCTGCCTGGCCTTTAGCTAAATAAGCTTTGATAGCGTCATTAACAATAGCAGTTTTAGATTTTTCTAAATCGATCTTGGCCTGGTCTAACAACAAAACATTTGTTGGGGATAGCCGAACCAAAAATGGTTTAAAATCACTCATTACACTTCTCCTTCTAGTGGTGGTAATTCAAGTTCAGTTAATGGAGGCAGTATCTCTGGCAACGTATTATCAAATACAATTTCTGGCAATGGTGCTGCTACCTCTTCTACGCTAGATGCAAATACAAAAGCATCCAATGTATCTATTAATGGTGGTAACACTGTTTCTTGTACTGGCAAAATAACAGGTAATTCTTCATGTACCGATGTCATAACTGCATTCATTGGTGAATCAGCATACCTTGGCGCTTGGTCATAAAATGCGGCAATTCCTACTAAAGTGCAAATGCCTGCTGCTGCTACTAATGATGTTTCTTTTTTGGTCATATTAAATCTCCTGAGTATTTAGTGTAAGGTTTCTTAGTCTTGCGACCAGGTGCTTTCTTTTTGCTTTTGTCTTTCATGTCGTTCATCTCCTTTTCATCTTTAAGTAATTGCATAATGTCTGATGCTTTGACTTCTCGCTTTGGGCCACTAGGAAACCCCTTAGTCATTTTCCAGTAGCCATCAGACCTCGTCCATCTATACTCTAGTCCTTTACCTTCATTGAACTCAGTACATATCATCTGATAAAAATCCTTTAGCTCCATCATGTATCGTTATCACTCGCTTTTTCATATCCGTAGGTAAGTAAATATATTCTTCTAACAAACATCGAGACTCTACTTTGTCAGGTATATGTAACTCCATATATAAGTCTGCCTGATCGCAGTTAGCAAAATGACCTATGTACTGAAAGTTTGTTGGCATAGTCACAACTGATACTACTAAAACAAAGTGAGCTAACATATCTTTTCTCCTATGCTTAGTATATATCATTACTATATCGTGTCAAACAACTTGCAATTATAAAATTAGGCGAGTATACTTATTCTATCGGGGCCATTACCCAGCCCTCCCGTAGGTAGATAGCGACCAAGGGAATAAACGTGTTTAACTGCCAGGACTCCACTTCACTCTGGATCCGAGAAAGCAGGCATAATGTGAGAAGTTATGTTTACTAGATAAACGAGAGCTATCCTTCTTTTAAGAAGAACCCTGTTTTTTACGGGTTAGGTTGTATTGTCTCGAATTTATACCAATCAGTGGATACCAGTTGAGCTTTACCAGTTGAGCTGCACTAGCCTTTTTTA